AGGTGGTAGCTTAAAAGACGCAGTTGTTAGGCTTTCTGGAACATGCGAAAACATAGAAAGAAGCCAAAAGGTAATAGAGCAAAGAACAAAAGCTTCCTTGCACTACTCCAACACTGCACTATTTGAGACCGACGAGGGAGGAAACCTTGTATGGACTAATGAGCCTTTTTTCGACCTGACAGGACTAACACTGACAGAAATTGAAGGATTCGACTGGCTTGTTTATATACACGAAGATGAAAGAGATGAATTTCTTAGTGAGTTTCAGTCTTGCTTAAAGATGAATAGGCGTTTTGCTAGAACAACTAAGACATCAGACAATAAAGATATAAGAATGGTGGGGTTTCCCTACCGGATCAACCAGAAGGAGCATGGCGGATTTCTTATTAGTGTTTATGAATTAAATTAGTGAAAGGTATTACCATGAACTCCGATTCAAAAAGATTTGCTTTTAACTGGAACGATTTTATCAACCTTGGTAAAAATGCTGGCTTGGTTGGTCTCGCTGCGGCGCTTGCTTATATGGGCGATAACCTTGGCGAGTTAGACATGGGTACATCTAGCGCCTTGTTTGTACCAATCTTTGCTATAATGATTGACGCGGCTGTAAAGTGGGCTAAAAATAATCAGAAACCATCTGAATAATACTTGTTTTGCTTTGCGAACCGCAGGTTTTTAAGCTATAATTAACTGTAGACCAAACTGACTAATTGAGAAAAAATATTGAACATTGATAATCACAGCCTAGAACAACATAATGCCGCTTTCATTTATATGAAGGCGGTATTTTTTTATAAGAAAGCGAGCTGATGAAGGTAACTAAAAGAGACGGCACCAAAGAAGATTACAACGTAGAAAAAATTCACAAGGTTGTGGAGTGGGCAACGGAAGGGTTGAGCAATGTTTCTATGTCTGAGATAGAGATGAACGCAAACCTTTCCATCACAAATGGTATGACAACAGAAGACATTCACAAGATCCTGATAAAATCAGCAAATGATCTAATATCCGAATCAAATCCTAACTATCAGTATGTGGCAGCAAGGCTATTAAATATGTCTCTCAGAAAAGATGTCTGGAAAAGTTCTAATCCACCAGAGCTGCTACACCACATACAAATAAATATCGACAACGATATATATGATCCAGAGATACTTGAAAAGTGGTCTAATGAGCAGATTAAAAAGATAGAGTCTTACATGAACCACAAAAGAGATGACTTATATACTTACGCTGGCTTACAGCAAATGGTTGATAAGTATTTAGTCAAAAACAGAATAACTGGAAAAATATACGAAACCCCACAGATAGCTTACATTTTAATAGCTATGTGCTTATTTGATGACCTCAGGAGCGTCAAGAAAGCATATGATTGTTTTTCTTGTGATAGCTTTCTATTTAGTCTTTGGTCCGCACCTGTCCAATGTATAATCTCATGTGCCAATA